GCCCTGATGGGAAAGTCACGTTGTGGCCTCATCCGTCAAAGGTTGAGTATTACCGAGAACGTGGTTGGACAGAACCGAAGCCAAAGAAGGCTTCAAAGAAGAAAGAAGTAACTGAAGAAGTTATTGAGAAGGAGTCTGAATAATGGCTACACATATTGGACGTGATGGGATTCTGAAGGTCGGCGCTAATACTGTAGCCGAGCTACGATCCTTTTCTATTGAAGAAACTGGTGACACCGTAGAAGACACGGTAATGACTGATACTGCTAGGACGTTCATTCCTACGCTTACGTCATTCACTGGGTCTGCTGACGTTTACTGGGACGAGACTGATTCTACAGGGCAGGGCGCACTGGCGGTAGGCTCTAGCGTAACGATCGGATTCTATCCAGAAGGCGATACTGTCGGCGACACGTACTATACTGGTACGGCTCTGGTCACTGGCGTTACTCGTTCAGCATCGTTTGATGGTATGGTTGAAGCATCAATTACGCTTCAAGGTTCTGGTGCTCTGTCTGAATCTACTGTTGTCTAATGGGTATTCTTGACAAGGCGAAGCAGCACTATCAGGACGTTCTTAGCTCAGATCCCAAGCCTATAGAAATCCCCGAATGGGGCGGTCAATACTTCGTCCGTCCCCAGATTTCCGTCAAAAAGAAGATGGAAATCCAAGCAAAGCTAACAGGGGACAAGATGGATGAAGGGCTTGCTCTGACATTGATCTACTATCTGATCGATGGGAATGGTGAGCCATGCTTCAAGAAGTTAGAGATGGTAGAGATCTGCCGCTCAGTAGATCCAGATGTATTGATCAGGGTCGCTGGTCAAATCGCAGAGATGCAACCACAAGCGGATGACATAGCGGGAAACTAAAAAACGATCACGTCCTATTCTTCTGCTATCAACTAGCGGAACTGCTACATAAGACAGTAGCTGAAATCATGGAAATGGATGTGGTCGAGTTTGAAGGTTGGGTTGCATATTTTGAGGTGAAGGATGGCAATCAGTCCCGTTAACATTCCGATAAGCGCAACTGACAAGTTCTCCAAAACATTTGGGAAGGCGCAGGGCGGATTAGCTAAGTTAGGCAAAGCAGCAGCTCAGACTGCGACTAAGGTAGCTAAGATCGGGGCAGCATTTGCCGCAGCAGGTGCAGCAGCGGGGATAGCATTAACCAAGGCATCAATGCAGAGTATTGATGCGCTTGCTAAGACTGCGGATAGAATTGGGATCACTACTGAATCCTTGCGTAGTCTACAGATGTCAGCAGCCCTTGCTGGCGTAGAAAACAAAACCCTAGAGAAGTCTTTACAGAACCTAGCAGTTGGTGTCTCTGATGCCGCTGATGGGACTGGTATTGCCAAAGACGCATTCATTGAGCTGGGCCTAAGCGCTCAACGACTAGAGAAGCTACCTTTAGATCAGCAGATGTTCTTAGTCGCAGATGCGATGAAGAATGTTGAAAACCAGACTGACAAGGTACGAATAGCCACTGATCTATTCGGTGCTCGTGGCGTTGCTGTTCTTAATATGATCGGTGGAGGTTCTGAGAATCTGAAGCTGATGGCAGAAGAGACAGAGAAGCTAGGGTTAGCGATATCTCGTGTTGACGCTGCAAAGATAGAACAGGCTAACGATGCGGTTACTCAGGCCAAGGGAGTCTTTGAAGGCATTGGTAACCAGTTGGCGGTTTCTTTCAGTCCGTTGATTAAGGAAGCCGCAGACAACTTCAGGCAAGCAGCGCTAGACACAGAAGGGTTCGGTAGTATCGGACAGCGTGTAGCCCAAGCCGTTGTTAGTGCCTTTGGTAAGGTTGGGGACGTACTACATAACCTTGTTTTAGGGTTTGCATTCATCAAGCGATCAATGCTTGAAGTCGTTCAGACAATCATGCAGAAGCTCAATCCTGCATTCGTCAGCTTCTCAAATCTGTATAACACGATAGCAGGTGTATTTAAGATGGATTTGATTCCATCTGATGCACTTGCTAGAGCTGCTATGGATGTCGGCAATTCCATCATGGAGGTTAACGATCAGATAGCCACCATGACGAATGCGCCACTTCCTAGTGAAAGATTCCAAGCATTCTTTGAGGAAATCCAAGCTGGTGCTAGAGCTACTGCTGAAGCAATTGCAGATGCTGCGCCAGGAAAAGTAATTGCTGAAGGTACGAGCAAGGGAACGGAAGAGGCTGTTAAGAAGCTGTCATTCTTTGAAGAGCAAGCCATAGCGGGTGAGAAGAAGCGCAAAGAATTTATCATGAAGTCCACAACGGCTCAGACTAGCCATGTTCTGGGCGAGTTAAGCAACCAGTTCGCAGGCGTTGCTAGTAATAACAAAAAGCTGTTCGCATTGAATAAAGCATTCCAGATTGCACAAGCGATCATGCAGACTTACCAAGGCGCTACCCTAGCTATCAGCTCGTATCCTCCACCGTTGAACTTTGCGATGGCAGCAGCAACAGTAGCGGCTGGTTTAGGGCAAGTAGCTCAGATTAAGGCTCAGTCATTTGAAGGTGGTGGTTTTACTGGGTTTGGTGCCAGAGCTGGTGGTATGGATGGCAAGGGTGGCTTCCCTGCTATGCTGCATCCCAATGAATCAGTCATAGACCACACCAAGGGCCAAGGCCAAGGCATTACGATTATCAATAACGTAGACGCTCGTGGTTCAGGCCCAGAGGTAGATATTAAGATCCAGCAGGCTATGCAAGTAACGTCTCAGCGAACGATAGAAACAGTACAAGATCTGATGAGAAGGCGCAGATTCGTATGACGACTTATAACTTCGCAACAGAGGTTGGTGTAACTCCAACTACTCAGACTTGGGAACTGATCACGAACACTAGGACGTTTCAATCTCCGCTGACTAACGCTATTCAGACGCAGACTAGAAAAGGCTCGTATTGGAAGACAACAGCTACTTTCGACAACCTACAAGGCGCTGATAGAGCCAAGATGCAAGCGTTTCTGGCCAAGTTAGATGGACAAGTCCATAGGATCTTCTTTACTGATTACGGTTACAACCGATCAGGTAATGCGCCTAGCGGTGACTCTACTAATCTTTTAGTCAAAGGGGCTGGGCAAACAGGATCAAGTGTAATCGCTGACGGCGGTGATCTAACGAATACCGACTATTTCAAAGCTGGTGATTACATAGCATTCAATAATGAATTCCACATCGTTACGGCTGATTGCTCTACCGACGGGTTAGGAGAGATAACAATTCCCATAGCCCCACCGCTCAGAAAGTCGCCTGATGACGACGATCCCATCAACTTTACGGTTCCTCTTGCGGTAATGATCGTTACTTCTACTGCGTCATGGGATACACGGCCAGGACGGGTATCTAACTTCACGATTGAAGCGATTGAGGATGTCTTGGCATGACTCGTGGCTTTTCTACTGCTGTCAATACAGCGCTACAGGCCCAGAATGTCAATCTGGTTATGTTCGCCAAGTTAGAGTTTCCTAGCGGGACGCTCTACGTTCACAACGGCTTAGGGACTTATAACTGGGACTCGCAAGACTGGCTAGGCGTCGGTGATCTAGGTTCTATCTCAAAGGTAGAAGAAGGAACAGATGTTAGCCCCTATGCCATTACGCTTACCTTATCAGGGCTAGATTCTACAATGTCAGGTGCAGCGCTGACTGAAGATTACTTCATGCGTCCTGTTACCGTTTACCTTGGGTTGCTGGATTCAGATGATACATTAATCGATACGCCTACTCAGATCTGGCAAGGGCTGATGGATCAAATGAATCTTACCGTGGGAGCTAACGGTGGGGATGCTATCCAGCTTATCGCTGAGTCCGAGCTATCACGGTTTGATAAATCTAAGAACCTGATGTACACCAACGCTAACCAGCAACAGAGATATGCTGGCGATTTATTCTTCAGTCATATCCACAAGGTGGAAGGGGCTAAGATCAAGTGGGGTGCAGCATCGGGTGGACAAGGCCCAATAGATAATCCACAGACTCCAGGCGATATCAAAGAACGGAACGAGATGCAAGGCTGATGATCAACGTCCTACAAGCCCTGAATAAGTGGGAAAAGAAGGACTTTGATTACGGCTCAGTTGATTGCTGCCAGTTCGCAGGTTTTGTTGTCAAAGAGCTTACAGGCAAAGACTATCTAGCTGATTTCCACTATAATTCTGAGACAGATGCTGAGTCTATTATTCAAGACTTTGGCGATCTGGAAGACACTGCTGCGAGCGTTCTAGGGACGCCTACAGAGGACATTCAATCCTTGCAGGATGGTAGCCCTGTCATCGTTAAAACGCCTCATGGTCAAGTTATGGGCGTCAAGCTCGGAGATACAGCAGTATGTCTAGTGAAGAAGGGAATGATTAGGATTCCTTCAGAACATATCGCATCAGGTTGGGATTTATGGCGCCGATAGTACCCATAATAATTAGTGCTTTAACAACTGTTGGCTATACAGCAGCCGCATTGGTTGGTGCATCTGTCGGCTTTGGCACAGCATTAGCTATTGGCGGCGCTGTAATCATCGGTGGTGCTATTGCCGCTAAAAAGGTTATGGGCCTCTTTGAAGTAGAGATGCCCAAAGTTGACACTGATGGATCACGCCAAGCTACCGTCAAATCTACAACTGAGCCCTACAAGATTGTCTATGGCCAGACATTAGTTTCTGGGCCTATTGCTTTCGTAGGTACGGCAGGAACGGACAACAAAGATCTTTATTACGCCATCGCATTAGCAGGCCATGAAGTCAATGACATCACAGATATGCATTTTGATGATGTTGTTATCTCTGATGCAGATATCGGCGGGGGCTCTAGCGCAGGCGGCAATGTTACAGGTTCGGGTATTTTTGGGCCTAAGAACTCCAAAACGATTGTAAAAATCAACAAGTATCTAGGAACGTCTACACAGACTGCGGATAGCACTTTAACTGCTGCCTTTCCTACTAGATGGACATCTGCCCATACAGGTAAGGGAATCGCTTATGTAGTCACTAAATGGACGCTAGACGAGGATTCTCAAGAGACGTGGGACAAGTATACCCCGCAAAATATAAAAGCTCTGGTACAAGGTAAGAAGCTCTATGATCCACGGTTAGAATTCGCTGCGGTATCGACTTACGGGCAAGACATAACCAACGTAAGTTATATCGCCTATGGAGATAATCCAGCCCTATGCTTGGTTGATTACTTGATCAACTCAGATTATGGCATGGGCATCTCAGCATCTAAGATTGATTGGGATGCAGTAGTAACAGCCGCTGATGGTTGTGATGTCTCTGTATCGGTTCCAGGTGGTTCTGAGTCTAGGTTTACTTGTAACGGTGTCCTGTTTGGTACTGACTCACACAGAACCAACATCAACAAGATCCTAAGCTCAATGAACGGCAATCTTTCCTATGTTAATGGAAAGTACGTGATGCGAGCTGGCATCTACGAAGCTCCAACGATAAGCCTGAACGAAGATGATCTGATTTCTGGCTTGTCAATTAAAACATCTTTGGAGCGTGGTGATCGATTCAACACCATCAAGGGGGTTTTCATTGATCCTAGTCAGAACTACAAGTCTACAGAGTTCCCAGAAGTACAGCTTGCAGATGCTCTGAGTAGGGACAATAACGAGGTTTTAGACAAAGAAATTGCGCTAAATATGACTAACTCGTCGTATATGGCACAAAGGATTTCTAACAAGCTGATTCAATTATCTGATCAGCAAAAAGTCGTTAGCTTCCCTGCGAATTTATCTGCGATGCGTATTGCCGTCGGTGATCGTGTCCAAGTCTCTATTGAAGAACTCAGTTGGAGTAACAAAGTATTCCAGTGTTTAGGATGGACGTTTAGTGAAGAAGGTGGTGTCAATCTTACGTTACGTGAGGACTCGTCCACGTCGTATGCAGATCCTGCTGTCGGAGACTATTCTACAGTTTCTGCTACTGGCGACATTGATCCTGGCTTTCGTGGAGTCCCTGGCCCGTCTGGTTTAAGCGCTACTGCTGGCCTAAAGAACGTAGAGCTTGATTGGGTTAATCCTCCCAACAACAAAGACTACGAGTCTATCTACGTCTACGCATCTCCGAATGGCAATTTTTCATCAGCCGTTAAGATTGGTGAAACAGACGGGACGCAGTTTGTCCATGACTTTGCAAACGGACAAGATGCAGTAAGTCCAGGCGATACTCGTTACTACTGGGTAAGAGCTGTTAGATACATCGGGACTTCATCTGAGGCTCAGTCTATCTTAGAGCCTAATGCTGATCCGAATACGACAGTCTTCGCCACAGTCGGAAGAGTAGAATGGACTGATGTTTCTGGTTCAACTGGGGCACCAGAGGACAATGCTACCGTTGGAGCTACTGTTGGAACTGATCTATATGACACCGACGGGACGACTGTTCTAGGCGAGACAGACGTTAAGAACTCTATCCTTGCTCAAGACATCCTTCTGGTAGAGGTAGAGACTGGCGATGTCCTAGATTTAGAGACAGGCGCTGATGTAGACATCCAGAATCTAGGCGATGTTGCGATCTACGTTAGTGATCAGAATGCGATTCTTAATTCATCGATCACGTCTGTTAGTAATTCCCTGTCATCACTTCAGGACGTAGTAGTAGATCTTACGACTGGTGTTGGTGAAGTCTATGTCCAAGCTACGCCTCCAGTAGCGGGAGTCGGTGGTGTCTCTGATCCTATCCCTGACTTCTCAAGATGGTATGACTCAGACGATAACAATCATCCTTATTATTGGGATGGTAGCGCTTGGCAGGACTTAGAAGATCCCCGAATTGGTCAGAATGAAGCTGATATCACTAGTCTTAGTGCATCTTTATCGACAACCAACGGGAACGTCACTGCGAATGCAAATGCGATTTCAGTATTAGACACGACGGTTATTAACCAAGGTAATTCTATAACTTCAATCTCAAGCGATGTTACAGCCCTTGAGACGACGGTTAATGATGCGTCAACTGGTGTTGCGGCTAATGCAACAGGGTTATCAAATCTAACCACTAGGGTTACGACTGCTGAAGGAACGATTACTTCACAGTCTTCGGATATTACTGCGCTTCAGTCTGATTTAACGACGGCTCAAGGGAATATAACAACTAATGCGACAGGCATCAGTGGACTAGATACCCGTGTCACAACGGCTGAAGGGAATATAACCGCTAATGCGTCAGATATCACTGCATTAGAGACTACCGTTAACGATGCCTCTACGGGTGTTGCTGCTACAGCGTCTGGGTTGTCTGCTTTAACGACTAGAGTCGATACCACCGAATCAGATATCGATACCAACTCCTCAGCGATCATCACACTGGATGCGTCGTTTACCCAAGACTTAGAGTTTAGGACAAAGGTTAAGGACGAGACAGGTGGCCAGCTAACGACAGAGACTGGGACAGATGTTGATCTAAACGTCTTGACAGAATACGTATCAGGCCAATCAGCAGCTACCCAAGCCTTAGACGTTAGGACGACTGCGAACGAAAGCTCTATCACGACTCAAGCAAGCCAGATCACGGCTTTGCAGTCTACGGTGAATGATCCGTCTACTGGGGTTAGTGCGACTGCCACAGGATTAAGTAGTTTGACTACTAGAGTCACTACAGCAGAAGGATCTATCACATCACAAGCGGCAGATATAACGACGCTACAAACTGACGTTGGTGATAACTCAGCTCTTATAACTACTACGCAGGAATCCATTGACGGTATTGAGGCTAACTATACTGTCAAGATTGATAACAACGGTCGCATCGCTGGGTTCGGTTTAGCGTCTACACTTCCGACAGATACGACAGATCCTGCATTCAGCGAATTTGTAGTTATCGCTGATCAATTCACTATCGTTGATCCAGCATCGACTGCATTGGCCCCGATTCAGCCCTTTACGGTTACGTCTCAAAAGATCTTTCTAGGAACAGATGTCCAGGTAGACGGTGATCTATTAACCACTGGAACGACGATATCTGATGTTGCGCTACAGGTAGGATCAGGAACGAGTTTCTTTAAGGCTAGTTCTGACGGAATCCAGTTAGGGAATGAGACGTTTGCTTCAGCACCATTCAGGGTTACAGCAGCAGGAGCTTTAACAGCTACCTCTGCAACCATTACGGGAACAGTCACGGCTGATACGTTTACGCTTTCCTCTGGTGCGACTCTGACTGATGCTGATGACAAGATCAGCAATACAAACAACAACGCTTTCTTCAGATATGAAACCACCGCTGGTGGAGATGATGTATCTGCGCCTGATAACACAACATTCAATGCCCAATTCGGACGAGATCCACGGACTAACGATGTCCTAGTAGTAGTGAATACTACTTCAAGCCCTGAAGTCTCTACGATGTATGTTTACTCTGGTGGGGCTTGGGTTGAGAAAGCTGACTTTTTCACTGGTGATATTCTTATTGATGGGACGCTGACAGCAACCAAGATAAAAGGCGATGTAACGGAGACGTATGGTCTACAGTATTATGGAAGTCAGACATCTTTAACCAGTTCATATCAGACCATTCTTGAATTCTCTATAAGGCAGCCATCCCTTGGATTAACGAAAAGAAATTTCATTGCTTTAGATTTGAACTTCAGCGCAACGATTCCCAGCGGCTTTGGAAGCACTGATGAAATTACATTCGTCAGTGTTTTGCAAAGAAAGAGTAAAGCAGAATCTGCTATTAACTTAGGTACTGTTGCCACAGCATCATCAGTGGTTAATAACATTCAGACGATTACTATCACGGGTGATGTTACAGAACAAATAGGGCTAATCGGAAGGTTAGACAATACATCTAACGGTTCATATAGACCTGGAACTATTGTAGGTGTCTGGTTTGATGGAACTAGCACGAATGTTCAGTTATTTGCTTTTTCGGGCGCAGTATTTAGTGCTTCTGATACAGCATACTACTCGCCAGATGGGTTCTACACATCAGGGTTTTGGGTTACATGCTCGCCAAATATCAATTCATCGTTGTATGTGATAGAGGCTGGAAATGAACAATATGTAACAGTTCCGTTTAATTTTTATCTTTCACAGGCTAATACAAAAACAGATCTGAGGATTAGATCTCGTTATTCATCGGGCGTGAGTATATCAAACATATTTTTCAATTATCTGAAAGGATCTATAGGAAGCATGACATGATCGTTATTGGATATACAAAAAATGGTGAAGACGTGATTTATGATGAATGCGAAGGTGCGCCAAACGCTAATTCAATTATGTCTACATTATTAAGTGAAAAATCCTCGGATACAGAAATCAGTGAATTTTGGTTCGCTGACAGAATAAATGAGTCTGAATACATGAAGCATGGATTCGTTGATCGATAGAATATAAAATACAACCAGAGGTGAATTATGGCTAAGATTTCAGAACTTTCAGATGGTGGAAGTCTACAAAGTACAGATTTTTTGATTGCTGTCCGTTCTGGAGGCAATGTCAAGGTTCAGGCTGACGGGAATCTAAGTCTCGGGACGGTGACTGCTGATGGTTTGACTGTTGATACTACTACGCTTGTTGTTGACGCAACTAATGATCGTGTAGGCATCGGCACGGCGAGTCCTAGTTCAGCAAAGCTGCAAGTAAAAGGAGCAGGAACGACTGTATCCACTAATTCCATCTTCGCAGAAAACTCTGGTGGCGCAGGGTTATTTGCTATTAGGGATAATGGCGATGCTTTTATTCTTGGCAACACTGGGATTGGTGGTATTACACCAACAGGATTACTAACTTTAGGTACAGGCACTTTCTCCGCAGCCGCTGCGAACACTTCGGCGTTATACACAAGCACTACAGCCGGTCTGGTTGCTGTTGCTGATGGATTTCTTTTGGTCGACCGTGCCGGTGCAGACGTTTTTAAAGTCGACACAGACGGAAACTTGTTGGTTGGGAAGACTGCTACAAATTTTGCCACAACGGGCGTTCAATTATTTGCAGGCGGTTTTCTTCATGCAACAGCAAGCCAAGCAACGGCAGGTTCTGGAAATGTAGTTAGTTTTTCAAGAAATACTACAGACGGCGATATCGCAATCTTTGCAAAAGACGGCTCACCAGTCGGTAGTATTGGTAGCGCACTTAAATCATCTGTATCTCGACTAATGATAGGTACTGGCGAAACCAACCTATACTTTTTTGATACGGACAATACAATTTATCCCGTCGATGCAGATGGAACGGATAGCGATGCTGACACCGATTTAGGTGCTTCAGGCGCACGCTTCAAAGACCTCTACCTGTCAGGCGGTGTATACCTCGGCGGGACTGGTGCAGCGAACAAGCTGGACGATTATGAAGAAGGGACGTGGACTCCTGTTTATTCTGGTACAACTGTAGCAGGAACAGGCACTTACACCAGACAAAGCGGTGTATATGTAAAGATTGGTAATTTAGTTTTTGTAAGTTGCACAATAGGAATTAGCGCACACACTGGCTCGGGTTCCGTAGAAATTACTGGACTACCTTTTCAAGTTTTAAATAATGTAGGTAACTACTCTGGTATTTCTCTTTCTTTTAACGACGGACATACAACCACAAGCGGTTATCAAATTATAGGTTTTCCGCAGGTAGGCTCATCTTCAATTAAATTATATGAAACAGGCGGCACAGGTCAACAAAATACACTTGCACTAGATACGGCATTTACTGAATTTGATTTTTCGCTGGTTTACAGATCAACCTAATTATCTCAAGTGGATTCTTGAGACGGACAAAAGGAGAAATACACAATGGCATTAACAGAACGAACAGCTGAAGACAAAATTGAAATTGTCGGTGACTTCAAAATGGTTCAGGTACGCACAGCGACCATCATTGAGCGTGACGGTGTTGAGATTTCACGGTCTTTCCATCGACACGCATTAGCACCAGACGCTGACATCTCAGGCGAGTCTGCCGAGGTTCAAGCCATTTGTAACGCTGTCTGGACACAAGAAATTAAGGACGCTTGGGCCGCACATACGACTCCTGAAGGTCCCGAAACCCCTGAAGAAGTTGTTGAGGAGCCAGCAGAGTAATGGACGAAAAAAGCCTTGCCCTAGATGCCTTGGAACGTATCGCACAGCATGAAAAAGAATGCGGTGAACGATGGGGTGAGGCCGTGGTAGAATTAAAGGAGTTGCGAAAGGCAACAGATTCCCACGCAGCACGATGGGAAAAACTAGCATGGCTCGTCATAACCACAACAGTGGGCAGTGTCGCAGCCGTTTGGATTAATCACTTAGGATAAACCATGCCAACTCTGAGAATTGACGACCGAGACTACGACATTGACGATCTTCCCGAAGAAACCCAGGCCAAAGTAGGCAGGATGCAAGAAATCAATGCACAGATCCGTTCATTAAATCTTCAGATCAGCGAATTACAGACCGTCTTTCAGGCGTATGTAAACACTGTGAAGGATGAACTAGATGGAAGTGAACGACAACACGACGATAACCCTGCCGATCCGTAATCTGGTAGCACTAGCCTTTGGATTAGTCGTAGCCACGACAGCATGGGTAACGCTTAACAGTAGAATCACATCTACAGAACACTCAATTCAAATGCAGGGTGCGGAAATCGACTTGAACTCAAATTTCCGTATCACATGGCCTAAAGAAGGTTTGCTTGCGGCTGACGTGCAGCAGAACAGTCGACTAGATAGCACAGAATCAGCAATGAAAGATCATTCTGCTAATCTAAAGGCTATGCAAGAATCAATGAACGACATCAAGGTTACGCTAGCGATCATTGAGAATCGTTCTAGCGTATCGGAATCCAAGATAGAGACACTGTATACCCTATACAATGAAAAGCTAACAGAGGCCAAATAATGGACTTCTTGGATGCGATAAACGTCCTTTGGCCCGTAGCTCTAGGATTCACTACTTTGGTAATAGTCCTAGCTAAAATGCATGGGGACATTGAGACTATTAAAGAAAAAATTAGAGTTCTGTTTGATCTCTGGAATAACAAGTGAAGTTTTACCTTGTAACTAAACTAACGCTAGGCATCTGGATAGACGATGGGCTAGCATTTGATACTCACCAACAATGCAGACACCACGCTAACATTCTGCAAGATGCAGGGATGATCGTGGTTTGCGAACCGAGGAACGAAAAATGGGCATATTCCAATACTTAGAAATGATACCTGTCATCATAGCGGCTTGCTCGTCAATAGCTGCTGTGACGCCAACACCGAAGGATGATGAGGTAGTCGGCAAGCTAGAGAAGGCTTGGGCCAAGATGTACAAGATCATTGACATCATGGCGCTTAACATCTTTAAGGCTAAAGATAAGTGAACAACCTGCGTGAAATGCTCAAGAGACATGAGGGCGTAAAGTCTCACGCATATCGTTGTACCGCTGGAAAGATCACAGTCGGAGTCGGTAGGAATATCGACTCTGATGGTGGTTTAGGTCTTAGTGATGACGAGATCAACTACCTGTTAGATAACGACATCGTTCGTTGCATCCAAGAGCTTAACGGGGTGTTTCCCTGGTTCAACCAGTTAGACACTATCCGATCTGATGCGATCATCGATATCTGTTTCAATCTCGGGCTACCCAGGCTGATGTTGTTTCAGAAGGCTATCAAGGCTATGAAAGAGGGCGACTATGAGAAGGCTGCTGATGAGTTCTACGACTCTAAGTGGGCCAAGCAAGTCGGCAACAGAGCCATTGAAGTCTGCGAAATGATCCGCTCGGGTAAGTATAAGACAGGGGAATAAAAAAACCCCCAACGGCTGGGGGAAGGGCACCGAAGGGGGCTGGAGGAGCAATCCGAGTATTATATGCTTCTTTATGGTTGCAAGGTAAACTATTTCTGCTACACTGTCCGTGGTTTAGTTGACAGGAGCAAGAAATGCAACAATCAGAAGAAGTAAACGAGCTATTCGCTGCAATGGCAAAAGCTCAGGCTGAGATCAAGAATCCAGCCAAGAATACGAAGAATACGTTCTTCAAAAACGAATACGCCGATCTCACATCGGTTCTTAATGCCATCCGTCCCGTCGCATCATCCCATGGTTTAAGTTTCATCCAGTCCGTGGATATGGTTGATGAAAGAGTAACGGTACAGTCTCAGATATCTCACAGTTCTGGACAGTGGGTTAAGTCATCAGCGATGGTTCCGTTGTCCGATAACGCTAAGAACGTCCCACAAGACATTGGGATCATCTCTACCTACATTCGTCGGTATCAGGCTCAGGCAATGTGGGGGATCAATGCTGAGGACGATAACGATGCTCAAACCCTTACCGATAACTCCATTGGGATTGAAAGTATCTCCGAGAAGAAGGTAGCCCACATTGATGCGTTACTAGACTCTACTAAATCTAACCGTCAAGCGTTTCTGAAAGTCTATGGTGTCGACAAGATAGAGAGCCTTACCGACAGCCAGTATGACAAGGCCGTCAAGCAGCTTCAGCAAAAGAAAAGGGGGCAGATATGATGGCGGGAATGAGGGCAAGGTTTTTAGACTGGGGCTTTTTTATCATTTCTGATGACTTCATCCCCAAGAAGTATCAAGGCAAGCGTATCCGTAAGCTGAAGAAGGCAGCATGAAAATCCACAACGTCGAGCAAGGAACGCCTGAGTGGTTCAGACTGCGGTTAGGTAAGCCGTCAGCATCAAGGTTTAGGGATTGCGTAACGCCTACAGGCAAGCCGTCTAGCAGTGTGGAAAAGTACATGCACGAGCTACTAGCTGAAAGACTTTCTATGAAACGCTTTGAAGGGTTTGACACATTCCACATGAAGCGTGGCCGTGAGTTAGAACCACAAGCCGCTGATGTATTCTCATTCCAAACAGACTTACCCTGCCGAGAAGTCGGGTTTGTAACTGACGACAAGGAAGCCGTCGGTTGCAGTCCTGATCGGTTAGGCGGGGACATCGGGCTAGAGATTAAATGCCCTATGCACACGACCC